GGTGGAACAGACATCGAAGCACAAGCAACCAGCGCAATTTTGACAAAGGTTTTAGAGCGACAGACTTATCAAACACTTGATGGCGAGGCTTACAAAACCACAAATGTATCAGCTACATTTGCACTGGAAATGTTAGCCGATTGGGGCAAGACAAGTTCCGTATGTGAGGCACTTTGGACTGCTTGCGATAGCGCACCAGACACAGACATCACAGTTACATTGGTAAGCGCAACAGGCGCATCTTTTTCATTTCCAATTAAGCCAAGTTACCCAACAGTTGGTGGATCAGGAATGGATGCACAAACAGTTACTTACGAATTCCTAGTTACAGGTGGCGCAGTTACAGAAACATTTAGTTAAGAAATAGAAACGGGAGCAAACAATGAAGTTACCAATTACAATTGAATATAACTCAGGCGAGCAAGCAACATACATTGCCCAACCGCCTGAGTGGGCTAAATGGGAAAAAACAACTGGCAACACCATAAGCCAAGCAAAAGAAAAACTTGGCATGTGGGATCTGATGTTTTTAGCATACAACGCACACAAGCGTGAAGCTGCTGGAAAGCCAGTCAAACCATTTGATGCATGGATGGAAACAGTCAGCGATGTAATAGTCGGTGATGCAGACCCAAAAGCCACCCAGCAGGAAGCCTAAGCAGATTATTGGTTGAGCTGGCAATAGCCACCAACATACCAATGAGTGAATGGGTTGATGCAGACGACATTTTGACAGCGATAGAAGTATTGGAGGCGAGGTATGGCAAGTGAAACAATTGCTTACAATCGCAATGATATACGCGATATTCTCAAGGCTTTCAAAGTTATGGATGATCAAGCGACTGAGGAAGCAAGAATTCAATCTGCTGCTTTGGCGACATACGCAGCTGAGGAAATTAAAACAGCAGCTAGAGGTCGAACAAAATCAGGCAAAGTTGCGCAAAGAGTTGCGGATGGCGTTAGCATTTCAAAGTCCAGCAAAATCGGTGAATTCAAGTATGGTTTCGCACGACAGAAGTTTTCAGGTGGGGCTAACACGCAAACCCTATGGGGTGCTGTTGAGTTTGGATCTAATAAGTTCAAACAGTTCCCTGCATATTCAGGACGACAAGGCAGAGGTTCGCGTGGATGGTTTATCTATCCAACGCTTCGCAGAATTCAGCCTGAATTGATTAGCAAGTGGGAAGCCTCATACAATCGCATTTTAGATAAGTGGGCATAAGTGGCAAGAGATACCAGAACTTTATCGCTTAAGATCCTTGCGGATATTGATGATCTTAAGAATAAATTAAATCAAGCTGATAATGCTGTTGAAACTAACAGCGAAAAGATTTCAGCATTTGGAAAAAAGGCTGCTGCTGCATTTGCGGTCGCTGCTGCTGCTGCCGTTGCCTATGGCACTAAATTAGCCGTTGACGGGGTCAAGGCTGCAATAGAGGATGAGCAAGCGCAACTTAGATTGGCTGCTGCATTACGAAGCGCAACAGGTGCAACTGAGGGTCAAATTAAGGCAACAGAAGATTTCATTCTTAAAACATCGTTAGCCACAGGCGTTGCAGATGATCAGCTTCGTCCAGCCATGCAAAGATTGGCAGTATCTACAAAAGATACAGAGGAAGCCCAAAGATTATTAGGACTTGCTTTAGATATTTCAAAAGGTCGAGGATTAGATTTAGAGCAAGTTGCAAATGCATTGGGTCGTGCTCAGGATGGCAATACTGCATCACTTGGCAGATTAGGTCTTGGATTATCAAAAGCCGAACTTGCAACATTAACTTTCACAGAGATTCAAACTAAATTATCTGATCTTTATGGTGGCGCAGCAGCTACAAACGCAGAAACTTTTCAAGGCAAGATTGATAGATTAAAGGTTGGATTTGATGAGGCAAAGGAAAGTCTAGGAACAGCATTATTGCCACAGGTCGAGAAGTTTATTACATTTATTAACGATGTTGGTGTTCCAGCACTTAACGGATTTATTGCAGGACTTACAGGCGATGCAGGATTAAACGCAGCATTGTCAGAAACCCAGCAAGGTGCTGCAAGTTTTGGCAGAACCATTGCAAGTATCTCAGGCATCATTTCAGGATTTATAACATTCTTAAGAGAAGCAATTGGCTTGGTTGTATCACTTGCAAATGAACTTATTAGAGCAGTTAATATAATTCCCGGAGTTAATATCGGTGCATTACCTAACCCAGCACCATCAGCAGGTAGATCATCATTGCCAACAGTTCCTAGAGGCGGATCAAACTTTACTTACGGATCAGGCAATCCAGTTAATATTACAGTCAATGCAATAGATGGCGAAGGTGCTGCAAGAGCTGTGGCTAAGGTGGTAAATCAAAGCGCATCAAGATCAACACCATCAATATCACAGACAGCATTACGAGATAGATAATGACTGCATGGTCGCCTGATTGGAAACTCACAGTTGCAGGTGTTGATTACACAGACATTGTAATAAGTGATATTCAGCATCAAGCTGGTCGCGATGACATTTACCAGCAACCAAATCCATCTTATTTGCAAATTACATTTGTGGCGTTGTCTGGTCAAACCTTGCCATTTGACATTAACGATAGTTTAAGTCTGCAAGTTAAAAACACATCAGCGGCTTATGTCAATATATTTGGTGGAGATTTAACAGATATTACAGTTAGCGTTGGCGCAACTGGATCAAATGCAACTGTTATTGAATACACAGTCCTTGCAATGGGATCACTTGTTAAGTTAGCAAAAGAATTATATTCCGATGCTGTTTCACAAGATGAGGATGGCAATCAAATCTATGACTTATTGTCCAGCGTATTGCTTGGAACTTGGAATGATGTGCCAGCAGCTACAACTTGGGCAGGATACGATGCAACTGAAACATGGGCTAATGCGCTAAATCTTGGACTTGGTGAGATTGACACTCCGGGCTTATACACAATGCAAAATCGAAGTGGCACAGAAACGCCAGATACGATTTACAACATTGCAAGCCTGATTGCTAACTCAGCATTTGGTTATTTATATGAGGACAATGAAGGAAACATTGGGTATGCCGATGCAGACCACAGGCAGAATTATTTGCTCACATACGGATATGTTGATCTTGATGCTAGACATGCACTTGGTCAAGGTTTAAGCACAATTACTCGATCAGGTGATATTCGCAATGACATTATAATCAACTATGGTTCAAATTTTGGTTTAGAAAAAACTGCAACTTCTGCAACATCAATTGCAACTTATGGTTACAAAGCCGAAAGCGTGCAATCGACTATTCATTCAGCTGTGGATGCTCAAGCTGTGGCAGATCGCTATATTGCACAAAGAGCCTTCCCACAACCAGCATTTCAAAGCATTACTTTCCCAATCACAAATCCAGAGATTGACAATAGTGATCGGGATAATCTGCTTGGCGTATTTATGGGGCAACCTCTAAACATTCAAAACCTACCTGCACAAATCTCAAGCGGTGAGTTTGAAGGATATGTTGAAGGCTGGTCATGGAGCACTAGGTTTAACGAATTATTCCTGACGATCAACTTGTCGCCTGTGGCATTTAGCCAAGTGGCGATGAGATGGAATACAACACCAATTACAGAGGCATGGAACACTTTAAGCCCTACATTGACATGGGAATACGCTACAATCGTAGCCTGAGATAAAGGACAATATGGCAACCACTACCAATTATGGCTGGACTACACCAGACGATACCGCGCTGGTTAAAGATGGCGCAGCTGCTATCCGCACGCTTGGTTCATCTATTGATACGACAACAAAAAACTTAAATCCTGAAACAACTCTTGGCGATCTTGCGTATCGTTCATCTACTGCCAATGTTAAAACTAGATTGGCTTTAGGAACTGCAAACCAGCAATTGCGTGTTAATGCAGGTGCAACTGCTCCAGAATGGTTTACTCCTGCTGCTGCTGGTGGAATGGTTTTATTAACTACACACTCATTAAGCGGTTCAACTTCAACAATCTCTAGCATTAGCGGAAGTTACAAATCTTTATTTGGTGTAATTACTGGTGCAGTAACAAATGGTAGTGCTGCAAATTGGAAAATAGACCCAAATGGAACCACAACAATTACTAGTACCGTAACTATGGAAGGTAATAATACAGCAGTAAATAATTATAATTATACAGGAACTTGGTATATGACTATTGCTGCTACTAGTAAAGTAAGTGGCGGCGACAATTCTTGGTCATTTACAATAGATAATTATGCTTCAACTACAAATCACAAACCAGTTAAAATGTATGGTCAATGGGCTGAACCTAATAATAATAAAGCATCAATGAATAATGGCGGTGGTATTTATACAAATTCAGCAATTACATCTTTAGACTTTGTAACACTTTCAGGTTCTTGGACAGCAGGAACCGTTCTACTATACGGAGTATCATAAAATGGCTAAACCTACAATACAAATACACAATATTGAAACAGGCGAAATTGTTGAAAGAGAAATGAATGCTGCCGAGTTAAAAAATTACAACGAAGGTATTAAATTGGCTGATGATTTGAAAGCCAAAGCCGAAGCAAATGCAATCGCTAAGGCAGCAATCCTTGATCGCATTGGTTTAACTGCTGATGAACTTAAAACGATACTTGGCTAATGAAGGCTTGGTTATCTAAAGCAGCTGTTCAGTTAAGAGAGCAAACTGATGATTGCTTCCCAGACCGTTTGCGTAAATCTGATGGGTGGATTGGTGATGCTAGACATAGCACACGAAAAAGCGATCACAACCCAGATGCAACAGGATGCGTGCGTGCAATCGATATTGACGCTCGGCTTTCTGACGACAAAGGGCTTTCAACATATTTGGCAGATCAGATTAGATCCTATGGGAAAACTAGTGGGCGCATCAGTTATGT